GTAACAGGAGTTCAAACTGTAAGTGATACATGGAACGAACCAGAAACTCTTTACAATACAGTTTATCCTTACAACAATGTTGTTGAAACTGAATCTGGTCATCTATTAGAATTTGATGATACTCCAGAAGCAGAAAGAATTCATTTGGCACATAGAAATGGTTCTTTCCAAGAATGGTTTCCTAATGGAGATAAAGTAGAAAAAATTACTAAAGACAATTATCAGATTGTAATGGGTGATGACAAAGTTTACATCATGGGTAAATGTCAAGTTACAATTCAAGGTGATGCAGAATTATATGTGCAAGGTAACTTTGATATGAATGTAGATGGAACTTGCAATATTCGTTCTACTGGAAATATGAAACTTAACGCACCACTAATAGATTTGAATGATGGCACAAACGGCGCAGCTCGTATTGGTGATACGGCTGATACTGGAGATGCAGGAACTGGTGGTCACTTTGATACTAATAGTGCAGGAACTAACATAATTGAAACCGGTTCTGCAACAGTTGTTATCGGTGGATGAGATAAATAGAAAATGGCAACAGTAAATATAGATTCCACACGAAATTTTGTAGATTTGGATTTGAATTTTGCAATTCATCCAATTCGTAAAGACATAAACACATACAAAGCAGAGTATGCGGTAATAAATTCAGTTAAAAATTTAATTTTAACTAACCATTTTGAACGACCATTTCAACCAGAAGTTGGATCAAATATCCGTAGAATGTTGTTTGAAAATGTTGATGTTATAATAGCAGCTCAAATTGAACGAGAAATAGAAGAAACAATTAATAATTTTGAACCTAGAGTTCAAGTGTCTTCTACTACTGCAATTCCTTCACCTGATGAGAACGGGTATAAAATTAGACTGGAATTTTTTGTGATAAACAATCCAGATCCAATTACAATTAATTTTTTCCTAGAACGGATTAGATAATATGGCAGACCGCTTAAGAGTAACAGAACTTGATTTTGATACAATCAAGACAAATTTAAGAACATTTTTAAACCAACAATCTGAATTTACAGACTATGATTTTGAAGGTTCTGGCCTTTCTGTATTGCTTGATGTTTTAGCATATAATACACATTATAATGGTTATTACCTCAATATGGTTGCAAATGAATCATTTATGGATACCGCATTGTTGCGAGATTCGGTTGTGTCTCATGCTAAGTCTTTGGGATATGTTCCATACTCAACGAGAGCACCAATTGCAACCATTAATTTTTTGGTGACTGCTGCAACAAGTACGGCTGCAACATTAACCATACCTTCAGGATATTCTTTTTTATCAAATCAAATTGACAGTAAAGTTTATAACTTTGTTGTATTGGAAGACACAACAGTAACAAAAGCAAATAGTTCATATTATTTTGAAAACCTTGATATTTACGAAGGTCAATTAATAACTTATAGTTTTACACACAATCAAGCCACAAATCCAAAACAAATATTTACATTACCAGATAACAATATTGATACAACAACAATTAAAGTTACTGTATCACCATCATCAATATCTACCGCAGTTACAGTTTATAATTTAGTTACAGATATTTTAGATGTTAACTCTACTTCTGCGGTTTATTATTTACAAGAATCAAAAAATGGTAAGTATCAAATCTATTTTGGAAATGATATAGTTGGAAAAAGTATTCCTGATGGTGGTATTATTTCTGTGAGATATTTGTTAACCAATGGAACAACTGCAAACAAAGCAAATAATTTTGTTGGTGCATTGACTTTAACTGATAGTTTGGCTACAACTCTAACAAACTTTACAATTACTCCTGTTTCATCGGCATCTGGTGGTGCAGAGAGAGAATCTGTTGATGATATTAAATTTGGTGCAGCTGCACAGTTTACTACACAAAATCGTTTGATTACGACAAAAGATTATGAATCATATTTAAAAAGAAATTACCCATCAATTGATTCTATTTCGGTATGGGGTGGTGAAGAAGAAGTTCCACCAGTATATGGAAAAGTTTTTGTATCTCTGAAGCCAAAAGAAAACTATTATATTTCAGAAACAGAAAAACAAAGAATTGTTGATGAAATTATTAAACCAAAATCAATTGTTTCTGTTGATACAATCATTCGGGATCCTGAATACTTGTATCTATTAATTGAAAATTATGTTGAATACAATACAAATAAAACTACTCAAACAGTTGAAGCACTCAAATCTTCAATAAGAAATGCTATACTTTTGTATAGAAATACAAACTTAAATAAATTTGGATCAACTTTTGTTCTTTCAAAATTACAAGATAGTGTTGATGGTGTTGATTTAAATGCTATTAGTGGTTCTGAGACAAAATTATATTTACAGAAAAGATTTGAACCTACTTTGGGTGTATCAACAACATATACGATTAATTTTAATGCACCGTTAAATCGTGGAACAACAACAAATAAATTAACTTCTTCTGAGTTTAGAATTTATGATTCTACTGGCGCAATAAAAACTGTTTTGTTTGAGGAAGTACCAGAGTCATTTACCGGTATTTCTGAGATACAAGTTACAAACGCAGGAACTGGATATACAGAAACACCAACAATAACAATTACCGGTGATGGTACTGGTGCTGTAGCAAACGCAGTAGTAGTAAACGGAAAAATACAAAGTATTGTATTAACAAATCGAGGAATTAACTACACTAGAGCCATCGTTACAATTACTGGTGGTAGTGGATATGGTGCTGCTGGGTCTGCTGTGTTAGATGGTAAGTTTGGTTATCTAAGAACAATTTATTATGATGACAATGCAGAAAAACAAACAATCAATGAACAAATCGGAACAATCAATTATGTTACAGGAACAATTACCATAAATGATGTGAGAATATTATCTGTTGTTCCTACAGATGGATTAATTAGATTGACTATTGAATCAGGAAAAGGTATTGTAAAAACAGCAAAGAACACAATCATATCTATTGATGATACTGATACAACTTCCATAACCACCGAACTCTCTGCAATTTAATGTCTGATAACAAAGTTTCTTTACTGATTAATCGTCAGGTTCCCGAATTTGTTCGGGACGAATATCCTCTGTTCATTACATTTTTGGAAGCTTATTATGAGTACCTTGAAACAAAACAAGGTACTCAATTAAATGATTTAACTTCAGTATCAAAAAAATTAAAAAATCTTTCAGATGTTGATGATTCAATAGAAGATTTTGAACAACAATTTTTCAATTCGTTTGCTACATATTTACCTAAAGATGTAACTGTAGATAAAGCATTTTTAATTAAGAATGTTTTACCCATATATCTTTCTAAAGGATCAGAGGGGTCTTTTAAACTTTTATTCAGAATGTTATTTTCTGAAGAACTAGAATTAATCTATCCAAAAAATAATGTTCTTAGAGCCTCTGATGGTAAATGGACAGTTGATAATATTCTCAGAATTGATACCGATATAAGAAGTGTTTATACTGCAACAGGTAACACAAGTTTTTCTTTAGCACAACAAGTCAATAATGATGAAGTAGAAGTTTATGTAGGTGGAGTTTTAAAAACAATCACCACAGATTATTTTATTCGTAAAGAATCTAAAAAATTAGTTTTTAATACTGCACCGGCTGCAAATTCAGAAGTAAAAGTTGTTTATACAAATTTTGATATTACTTTGCTTAAAAATAGGCAAATTACAGGTGTTACTTCTGGTGCAACTGCAATCGTTGAAAAATCAGTAAAGAGAATTATTACTGACAGATTGAATCTTGGTTTTCCATTTGAATTGTTTATTAGTGATAAAACATTAGTAGGAACATTTTCTGGTGGCGAAGAAATTCAATCTACAATTATTGATGATAACGATGCCTTAATAACTTTAAGAGCTGATACATTTTCAATCGTTAACAGAATAAATGTCATCAATGGTGGTGCAAGTTATAATGTTGGCGACCCTGTTATTGTTACGGGTGGTGGCGCAGTAACAGATGCTACTGCTCAAGTTGACGATATTGTTGAAGGTTATATTGATGCTATCGTTGTGAATTATGGTGGTGCAGGATTTGAGCTCAACGGAGATATTGCAGTTTCTGGTATTTCTCCGTTTGCACTTGACCTTGCCGTTGATGGTGTGGATACAACAGGTATTGCAAATTCAACTTCAAATACTTATACTGTATCTAATGATGCCATTTCAACATATGCAAACACATTAATTTCCGCATCCGACTATGGGTTTCCTGCAACAGTAATTCCAACAGGTGAAAATGTTTCAACAGTTATTGCTGATGCATTGAGTTATTACACTTTGACAAATTTGGGCCCAATATCAAATGTTATTATTTTATTTTCAAATACATCAACCGCAATTTCTCCAACGCTAGATGCTAACTCACCATTGTTTACCGCAAATAGTGTTTCATTTGGAATTAAAGATTTTAAATCAGTAGGTAGAATAAAAATTAATAATGGTGGAACAGGATATCAAGTTGGTGATGAGATTACATTTGGTTCTAAACCTGTGGGAACAAATGGAAGAGGCGCAGCTGCAGCAGTTAAAGCAGTCAACGCAAACGGCACAATTACTCAAATTGAAATTCAACCATCCAGAGTTTCTGGCACAGCAAACATAACAAACAACAGTCCGTTCATTGTTGGCACAGGAACACAATTTGGTACAGAAATTAGAGTTGGTGATAGAATCATTATTAATAATGAATCAAGATACATCAATTCAATTTCAAGTACGACAACTGCAAATGTGAATGTGAATTGGACGGCTGCTTCAACTGGTAAAAAAATTGGTAAGTATGGAGACTACTTAATTGGTGGCCAAGGTTATACACAAAATAATTTTCCAACAATAACTGTATCATCATCCAATGTTAGTGCAACTGGTGCAAATGTACAAATTTCTGCATTGATGGCCGATGGTGAATCACTTACACCATTTATTGGAAATACACAACCAGGACAAATCATATCAATTAAAGTTGTGAATGGTGGTACGGGATATCAATATATTCCACAAGTAGACTTGACAGGTTCTGGTAGTGGCACGGCAACTGCATCTGCTATAATTGAAGATGTTTATATTTCTTTGCCTGGAAGATGGACAACATCTGATTCTATTTTGTCAACCTCAGAAAGAAAACTACAAGGTCAAGATTACTATGTTGATTATTCATACATAACTTCTTCAGCCGTAGAATTCACAAAATACAAAAAAGTATTAAAACAACTATTGCATCCAGCTGGATTTATAAATTATGCTGACTTAAATGAGAATGCCTCTTTTAATGCAAATACAATTACTGTATCAACAACTTCTGCTAACACGATTGCGGGAACAGTAAATGTTTCCAACGGTTCAATTTATATAACTGGTGTAAACACTAAATTTAATGTGTCTAATTCAAGAGGTACTTTGACTATTGGATCAAATGTTTCTGTGAATAACATAATTAGAACTGTTTCTAGTATTATAAGTAATACAAATATTGCAGTTTCTTCAGCATTTACAACATCTGCAAATGCACAAACGGCCTTTATATTGATATAAATAAGCACTATGCCATCAATTACAAAGAAAAAACTAAGTTACAATAACGCAAAGATTTGGCGTAATTCGGTCTATAATTCAGGAACTACTGATCCAGTTCTTTATATTTTTATTGGTAATAATGTTCCGTATGCAAATGAGTCTTCTCCAGATTCTCTTGTGGACACAATTAGTACAGAAAAAGATGTTTGGAATAACATATATGCCGCTAAAAAAGTAACGGCAAATGATGTAGAACTTGTTATTCCAAAAGTCACTTGGACTGCGAATTCGAAATATAGAAATTATGATGATACAATTGATATAAACACTTTGTTATCATCAAACACCGCACAGGGATTGAGTCCCATGTATGTTATTACGACAGGAAGAAATGTATACAAATGCATGTCTAATAACTCCTCGGCCAATTCGACAATAGAACCATCAGGTGACTATACAACTTCAAATGGTAATATTGCTACTGCTGATGGGTATTTGTGGAAATACATGTACAATGTTAAGCCATCAAATAAGTTTTTAACTACCAGTTGGATTCCGACTCCTACATCCACAGCACAATTAGATTATAATGTAAATGATACTGGTGTTGTTGATGGTGAATTGACAAGAATTATTGTTACTGCAAATGGAACAAATTACAGAGAGGCATCAAATATTGTAGTTGCCTCATATACTTCTGGTCAAACAACATTTCAGTTTGCAAATACTGCTAGAGTTTTAAGTGTGTTTCAGATTTCAACTGTTGCAAATCTTGCAAATATGTCTGTCTCTGGAACAGGCATTCCGTCTGGTTCATATATTACTGCAACGGCAAATGCAACAGGAGTAATTACACTATCATCTGCAACTACAGCGTCTGGTGGTGGTAATACAGGTAACTTAACAATATCAACTAGAGTTTATATTGATGGTGATGGAAGTGGTTCTGCTGCAGCAACTACACTATCAAACACAACATCAGGTGTTTCTTCTGCAAATGCCAATGTATCAAAGGTAACAGTAACAACAATTGGAACTGGTTACTCAAGAGCAAATGCGTATATCTATGGTTCTGGAACTGGTGCAACAGCAAGAGTTATTGTCTCTCCAAAATACGGCCATGCTTACAATCCTGCTAATGAATTGAACGCATCGAATTTGATGTTTGCCGTAAGAATTGGTGAAATAGATACTACTGAAAATGGGTTAATTTCTTCAAATACTTCCTTTAGACAGTACGGACTTTTGGCCAATCCGCATAAATATGCTAATACTACTGCCGTAACACAAACAACAGCCAATTCAGTAATCTCTCAAACAACAAATTTAGGTTTGGTTGCTGGTGCAAGTTATACATTAGATGAATTCGTTTATCAAGGAACTTCTTCATCTACAGCTACATTTTATGGTTATGTTAATTCACAAACATCAAATGAAGTTAAGTTGTCTAAAGTTATAGGAACAGTAACAATTGGATTGCCTTTAGTTGGTTTAAGTTCTGGTGTTTCTAGAATTATTATTACTAAAACAAATCCAGAATTCAAACCATATACTGGTGACATTTTATATGTTGAAAATATTACAAAGACGCAAAGAGAAGATGGTCAAGCAGAAAATATCAAAATTGTGGTTAGATTTTAGAGGAAATAAATGAGTATCGATACTAAT